ATTGACTCATTTACGGCTCCGCGTGTTTGTCTTGGTCTTCTTTTCGCTGTTTGGCCCAAACGGCCAGCGTGGCGGCTTCGCAAGCCTGAATGCCGCGCAGCACGTCCTGGCGGGTAGCGCTGTCGTCTGGCCACTGTTCAAGCAGCCAGGCCCGCACGCCGGCATAGTCCAGCCCCGTGGCCCCGGCCACGCCCACCCGCCACTGCGTTTGCAGGCTTTGCCAAGCGTCCCAGGCCTGGACGTTTTCAGGCCAGAGGTACTCAACCTGCTCAGACTTTTGGGCTTGGGAAAGTGCCCCTGCATTGGCCAAAACTGCGCCCCAAGCCCCCATGGCCTGGGCTTGCTCGGGCTCTGGGGGGCGGGTGGCTTCGGCATAGGCGCGGGCAAGGGCGGCTAGTTTTTTTCCTTGGCCGTCACTTCGCTGAGGTAGCGCTTGTAGGCAAGGATCGACGTGCCTGGATGTACGCTGAACAACTCTTGCAGCGCTTCGCGCGAGTAGGGACGCGGGGAGCCGTCTTCGTTTTTCACACCATCCCAGTCTTCAACGACATCGGCCAGCACTTCGCCCACGGTTTGATTGGGGTTGGCTACGAAACGGGCCTGCAAGGAATCGTTGTCAACACGCTTGGCGGTCAGTTTGAAAGAAAAATGTTCATCGACCCCATCGTTATTGACGGAGCCTTCCACGGCGAATTTCAGACGCGGAATGAGTTTGAGGATGATTGGCATATCTGTTTGGCCCGATAAAAAGGCCCGATATGGAAGGAGTGCGCGGCGGCCAGGCTCGGGCTCAACCCAGCAGGTGGCGCCATGCCACCCTGCCGCGCACGAAACCGTCAGGCGCCGTAGCCGATGGAGCGACCGTCAAAGCCCACACCCACAGAGAGCTGGATGACGTTGCCTTTGCTGATTTCTGGCATTTCCGAGCAGTTGATGTTGCCGTAGCCATAGACACGGCCACCGCCTGGAATCACCAGTTTGATCGCCACTTTGCTGGCCACGCGCGTGAGACCCTGCATGGCTTTGATGGTGGCGTTGGTGGCGTCGTAGCCGATTTTCAAATCCAGCCCCACGGCTTCAAAGCCAATGGGCTGCTTTTTGGCTTGCCGGGTCCCCAGTGGGTCGATGTTGCCGTATTTGATACCGCCACCGTTGGGGCTGATAGTCAAGATCTGCGGGATCTCCACCCAGCCGGAAATCTTGCTGGCCGAGCCCACACCGCCGCCAGGTGTAAACCAAGTGGTGTTGCTCGAATCCAACCCCAAAACACCAAAGGTGTCTGCAGTCAGCTGGTCCACTTCAAACACCGTGTCGTTTGCATCCTCCCACCCACTGGCCAATAGCACTGGGTCTTGATCGGTATAGCCATGAGCCACAGCAGTGGCCACTGCTGTGGCTGCATTGGTGAGGATGGTGATGTTTTTGGCGCTGGCAAAGGTGCTGCTGTAGTAGACCTTGGTGCCTTCGGGGAAAAAATATGCCATGGTGAAACTCCTTTAAGCGGGCGAATCGGTCAGAGGGGGGTGTAGGGCTGACCACCCTGTGTGAAATAGGTCAAGCGCCAGAGTTGGCGTTGTTCATGCAGTCGCTGCTGCAATGCGCCAGAGGCGGCGGGCTTGGAGCCTTCCAGCACCAGGCTTTTGCAGGGGACACCGTTGGGCTGGCCCAGGGCAGAGGCAAACAATGCCGCCTCAACCTGGCCAGCCAGCTCACGTGCAGTGGCGGGCGTGGTGGCCATGGCGCTGATGTGCACCTGCCAGTCACGCTGCTGAAGCGTGACGCCGTGGTCCACCAGCGTGATAGCCTCGTCGCCGCCTTCCAGTAGCAGGGCAGGCACCTCAGGCATGGGCAGGTCATCAGGGCGGTCGGCATGCACATTGGCACCTGCCAACGTTGTGGCAGCCACCAACGCCGCTTGCACGGCGTCCATGAGTTGCTGTTGCACGGTGGCGGTCATCTCAGGCCCCTTCGCGCAGCTGCAGATTCACCATGCCGGCGCCATCAGGCTCAGCCGCAACCACCACATAGGGGCGGCCACTGATGGTGATCGCATCGCCCTCGCCTATTCCCGGCAAGTCAGACTCCAGGGCCGTGGCCTTGGGCGCGTAGCCAGAAACACCCAGAGCTTCGGATGCAGGCGCAGCAAAGATGACCGGCACGGTGATGGCGCCCCAGGTGGCGGTGGTGTCGGCCAGGGTAGTCATTACGGCGTCGTTCACGCTGGTTTGCAAATCGGCAAAGGGCGTCATGGCGATGCGTCGGGCTGGATCAAGACACGGTGCCGGGTGTGCCGGTGAAGCACACAAGCACCGTGGTGGCACCGTTGCCTGCTGCGGCCCAGGCATAAAAGCCGGGGCCCGTGACATCGCCGGTTTCCAACGCATCAGCCGTGGTAGTGAACTTGGCGTCCGATGCGTCCCACTGCAGGGGCGCGCCCTGGGTGATGACTGCAGTAGTCACCTTGGGGCACTCAAATACGCCTTGAGTAGCCAACTGGCCAGTTTCACCAATGGCAACAGGTGCGGAGTTCACTCCCAATACATTGCCTACACGCACCACCTGGCCTGCAGCCAGGGCGGCCGCAGCCACAAAGGGCATGATGCGGCCAGCAGAATTCAAATTCTTCATGGTTAGATTCCTTCAAAAAGAGGGGGCAAGTGCTGTGGCTCAGGCGCCGTCAGCCCGGTACAGACCACGGTGGTCGATAACTTTTGTTGCGAAGTCCAGGCGGCACTTGACTGCCATGCCATCCACTTCAAACCCGTTTTGGGTTTCGATCACTGGGCCTTCGGCGCCGCCCAGGTAGCAAAATTCCACGGTGTCGATCTGGCCGTTGTCTGCTGCGAAATACCAGGCGGTGGTGGATGCAATGTCCAGCAGGGGCTCAATCACCGGATTCACAGCGGTGCGGCCACCAGCACGGAATTCGTTGACGTTGCTTTGCTGCGCGGGCACGTACTGGGAACTGGTCAGCTGGTAGGCTTTTTGCTCCAAGGTTGTCGGCACAATCAGGTGTTGGGGCGACAGGTTCAAAAGCTCACCCTGCAACCCGGTTTGCCGACGCAGGGCGGTGCGTCCTGCAGTCATGGCGTCAAACGACAGCGCCGAGCCACCGCCAGTAGTCAAGTTGGCGTGAGTGGCGTGGAACAGAGCCACGTTGTCTGACATAGTGGGGTTGTCAGTCAACTGCGCATACACCAGGCGGTTTTCAAGGCGAGCGGCACTGTTGCCAAAGGCGGTGTTCAGCCGGTCAAAGGCGCGAAGATCGTCATTCACCAGCATCTGTCGGGTCATGGCCAAGATGCGGCCATAAGTCAGCACCTTGTAGGACTCAGCGCCATCGCTCATAGAGCCGTACTGGAATTCACCGTGCTCATTGGTGCGCAGCAGCTCTGGGGCGGCGCCCAACTGAATAACCGTGATGGGCTTGAAGTCAACAGCGGACGGTGCTTGCCGAGCCCACGAACGGTAGGTACCGGGCGCTTGGTCGTAGGCGTTGCGCAAACGCTTGTTAGCCAAGTTGGCAAAAATGTTGGCAAAGTCGCCCGTACCCATGTATCCGGCACTGCGAAACGCCAGGGCTTGCCCAGCGATTTCCAGGCGGTCCATGCCACGGGTGTCTATGCTGCGGGCATGCAGGTATTCGCGGGCCAACTCAATGAGCGAATAGCTGCGATAGCGGCGGCCGTTGTCATCGAGCTGAACAGAGGTGTCAACCCGTGACATGACAGCTTGCGTCATGCCAGCCATGCGCGTTTCCAACTCATCGCGCACGGTGCTGATGCTGGTGTTGACGTTGCGTTGCGCGCTGGTGGCAGCTGGAGCACCGGCCAGGCGGTCCAGAATGGCGGCGCGAACTTCATCCACCGGGGTGGCGTTGCGCAGCCAGTCGGTCAGCTGGTCAGTGGCGCCATGACGGGTGGCCAGATCAGCAATGGTGGCTGCGTCTTGCGGGGACAGGGAGCGCTGAACGGTGCTGGCACCCGCCGCAGGTGCTGCGCTGGCTGGGACGGTGTTGGTGGTGCTCGCGGCGCTTTCGGGTGCCGTCGGCTCGGTGTTTTGGGGCATGTTGCGGGTTCCTTCGGGGTTGTGGATGGAGGGGGCTTCGGCAGTGGCGCCGGCCGTCGGCGTGCTGGGTGCGGTGGGTGCTGCAGGTGCGGCAGATCGCTCTACAAACTCACAGGGATAGGTGCGCTGCAGAAATGCGTGAGCTTCAGAATCGACAGGCTCGCCTTTGCCTGAGCGAACAAACTGCGCGTCCATGTCAAAGGGGATGGAGACGATGGAGACTTCCATGGGCTCCCAGTCAACGATGCGGTATGTCCACATGCCGCCTTCAGCGGGTGGCGCGATCATTTCGACGCGGTGTCGGACATAGCCTACGGAGACGTTGCGCAGAATGTTGTCTGCAACGTCCTGCACGACACCGGCAACGCCTTCACGGCGGCTGAAAGTGGCGGTGCACAGCGCCTGACCGTTGGAGATGACAGGTTGGTCAACCACGCCCAGGGTGGAATTCAGGCTCCAGGCGTTGTGCGAGTCCAGCAAGGGGGCACCACGGTGCATGCGGTCCAGGCGAATGGATGATTCATCAACCACCAGCTCTTCAATGTAGGCGCGGTCACGCATGTAGTCGTAACGGCGGCCAGACGCACCCGCAGAAAACACAAGTTCTGCGGTGGCCAGGGGCTGGGTGGTGGTGCCTGCTTCGGCTGAATCTGCGGAGCGCTGCAGGTTGCGAACCTGAAAATGCGCCCCTGCCAGTGGCAGGTTTTGACTGCGATTTGCAGCAGAAGCGGTTGCGGTTGTGACCTGTGTGCTCATGGCCGCGCATGTTGCGCGGCGTGGTGTCTCACAGACAAGGCAAAGGGTGAGACAATTTTTAGGCGTTAGTTTTGGGGCTGCTGGCCTGATGCCTCAGACAGAGTGCGGGATTTTTGCAGCATGACGAGCAGGTCAAGCAGGTCGTTTTGCTTGAGCTGGTTGACGTCGTTTCTCAGCTCAGCCCAATGCACCTCAGGGCGCAGGCCCCGTGAGCGCAATTTTTCTGACCAAGTGCCCAGGCCGGTGGCCAGCTCCAGCGCTTCGGCGGCAATGTCGTCACGTGGGTTGACGTATTCCCATCGGGGGGTGGTGTGGTCAAACGTGGGATTGGGCTGGGGTATGGAGCCGTCCAGGTAGGCAGCCGCGCAGGCCGCGTTCAGGATTCGGCGGCGCATGCGGGGGATGATGTCCATCCATTGCACAACTTCGCATGTGCGCTTGAATTCCATGCGGCCCATGCGGGAGCTGGAAAAGTTGGCCTCGGAGTAATCGCCAGAGATCATTTCGTAGGTCACTTCCACGCCCATGGCAATCATGCGCAGGTGGTGTTTGGCGTATTCGACGGTGCCGGGTACGGCCTCAGGTTTGACGGTGGTGATGTTCATACCATCTGGCAACCGAACCATGGCGCCGCCAGGCAAGGAGCCCAGGTGCTGCGCAGATTGCCCAGACTGTCCGGGCTTGCCCGTAGGGTCAAAGTTAGGCATGCCGCTGTTTGCAGCGCCGGACACAATGATGCCGAGGCGGCTTTCCAGATTCTTGCGGGCGGCTTCGCTGTCTTCGTAGGTGGCCAGGTCACGTACACGGTTGATGGTGGCGTGCAAGGCCGATACGCCCCGGCCTGCCCCTGGCCGCTGGGGTGCGTAGACGTGGATGATGTATTCAGCCGGTACCGGCCGGGATTGCCAGCCTTGATCGCGGCGTGTCAGGACCAGTTCGCCTGGATGGGCCGGGTAGAGCCAATAGGCCACACGGCGCCCGAGGGCGTCATATTCGATGCCTTCGACGATGATGTTGTTGCCGTTGGGGCCGTTTTTTTGGGTATCGAGCCAGTCAATTTCGAGCAGTTGAAGTTGCAGCGGGATGGACAGCCTGTCTTCTCGGCGGCGGGGCCGTAGGCGAATCAGCGCTTCGCCGTCAATTTCAACGGCGCGCCAGGCGGCATGCTCCAGGCTGTAGAGGTTGTGCACGGCATCGGCATCGCATTCGTCGGCCCAATTTTTCAGCCGGTTGTCTACTTGCTTGGCCACGGCATCGGGCATGGTGCAGTAGGACTGGATGCCGGTGCCGATGAGGGCGTTGACTTTGCCGTTGATGCCTCGCTTCATGAAACTGACGTTTTCGTACAGGGCACGGGCTTTGGCGCGCATGGTGGCGGCGTCGGCCAGGTGGTTGGCATTGGCGCTGGCCCCTGCACGGCGTGGGCGCCAGTCAGAGCGCGGGCTGGCGGCTTCGTAGGCGCGGATGCCATCAAGCATGACGCGGGCCTGGGCGCGGCTGAGCGCGGCCTGGGGCGAGACGTAGCCAATGACTTTGTCGAGTATGTTGGTCATGCTGGCCCCTTAATCGCAGCGCATGGAAAAGCCGACGGTGAAAGCGCCAGTGGTGGGCTGGGTGCTTGGGGCGGCCTGGGCTGCGAGGATTTCTGCGGCGTGCTGGCGGGCAGATTTCAGCTCAGAGATTGAGCGGTATGAAATGCGCCGACCGTTGAATTCGACGGTCAGCTCTCCGCGAACGATGCAAGCATCGAGGCGATCAATATCGGCTTGGGTAATGGCCATGATGGGGTATTGGGGTGCTGGGTTGGATTTGGAATCTGAGCGGCTTGTTGTCTCATTGGCAATGCAAACCGTGATACTTTTTCAGCAGGTCAGCTTGTGGAGCGCTTGCGTAGATGGCGGTAGACGGTGGCGCGGCCTATTTGCAGACGCCGGGCCACCTCGGTGGCATTTCTCCCGTTAAAAAGCGCCATGACGCGTTGGCCAATGTCTGCAGCTGTTTTGACTTTCTTTTTTGCGGGTCCGCTCAGGTTTTTGCGGATGTAGGCTCGCTCGCCGCCGAATTCGGCGCGGGTGGCATCTTTGATGTTCTGCAGTATTGAAGCGGGGTCTTGCTGCCCGTCGCCCACCTGGGCCTCTTGCTGGATGGCTTGCAGGGCGCGGGCCATATGGGGTTCGCTGGCGATGAAGTCAAACATGCGATCGATCACGTCAGGGGTGGTGTTTTTGTCTGTCATGGCTACCAGTCTTTGTTTTTTGGTTTTGTGGTGGGGTGGGCTTTGGCGAATTCGCGCAGCGTGGGGGGCGCGCGCATGGGCTTGCGGGGCGCAGCTGTGGCTGGTGTGGGTCTACCAATCTCGGCCGCAGGTGGCGGTGTCGTCAAAGTCGTGGGCGTATGTGTCGGAGTCTTGGGTGTAGGCATCTTGCGTGCGGGTGGGTTTGGTCTCGTCCTGGCTGGGGCCGGTGTTGGGCGCGTGCCAGGGTTTGGCGATGGCGATGGCCTGGGGTGCTGCTGGTGCGGCGACTGGCTCTGGCT